CCGCTTGGCTGTATAGCTCACGGCTAGGCTCTTCATCCAGCCAGACACAATCTACTGATCTACCCTGCCACTTCTCTACACCCATCTCATAGGCTTTGAAGAATAAAGAAGAGTTCCCACCGCTAACATGGCGCACTAAGGCGACCGATTTGGCGTTAGGAACACCGGGTTTGCGTTCGGTTTTTACTATTGTTTTTTTAGGCACTGCGCCTGAACCGAAGGCTTCCGGGTCATCTGGGGAACCCAATAACTCCGCCTGTACAATGTCTCTTGTTGTCTCATTAGATACTCCGCCACACCACGCAGTAATGGGCTGAGTATATCTCCTTCCTTTCCACCACTTGGGATATAGCCCAGTAAGGTGATAAGCTATCTCCGCTGCACCGCAGTAGGATTTACCTATACGGTTAGCAGCCATTAGCAGACGTTGATTACAATCCGCACCAGTTTCGTGGAAGTTCTGCTGGTAGGGGTAGGGATCATAGAAGTCGATTTTATTAAATCGTTCCCTCTGCCTGATCTCCCTAGCTATTTCTACCGCTTGCTCTAACTCTGTTCTGGTATGCGCCATCTCTATATCTTTGCTCAGATACTTCAACCCCGTTTATTATTGCATCTTTGTATTGGCATATTATGTCCAGATATTAGTTCTACGATTCTGCCGTTCTTCACCTATACCATAATGACCAGTATCAAGCAACCCTCGCTGGCTACCCATTCCGTAATATGGTTCTTGTAGAATATCGTCCGAACTTAGCCCACCGGCAATCATCTGCCCTAGTGGCACTATAGTATCTTCAGCTATTGTTGCACCAATATTACTGGGTAGAAGGCGACTAGGTTCATTTGCCGCCCTTCTGGTATTCATGCCCGAAAACATATCTGCCCAATACCAAGGGTCTTTTACAGTCTCTTTAAACTGGTCCATCGTATAACCCTTTTCGGACCATGGTGCTAATAGTAGACCAAGAAAACCACCAATGGCGTAACCACCCCATCTGAATCTAGGTGGTCTTCCAGTACCAGCCTGACTTCTACCTAACTGTTCTAACCTTCTTCTGGCATCATAACGAGCTTGTGCGTCAGTCCTACCCTTTAACCCCTCTTGAGTTTCCGCTACACTTAATGCACTATCAAATTCTAGACCCTCTAATAACTTAATCCTTTCCGGCGAAAGGATATTACCTAAACTCATATTCTTAGAACCTAATAATTTTCTAAGATTCTGCAATCCAGTAATACCAACACCCCGAAACTTTCCAAGTTCATCAATGGCACCACCAAAAAGCTGTCCATTTACTATTCTAGGGCTTCCATGTGGGAATATATGGTCTAAATGATTTATTGGGGATAACTTACCGGTGCGAAAATAACCTCGTATCTGATCCCTAACCAGATCATCCGCTAATACCCTCATACCCTTTAAATCATCAGCATTACCAAATAATAAATTAGCAACCTTTTTCTTTGATCCCGGAACTTTGTTCCCTACTGGTTTTCCTGTTTTGGGGTCATTCCCCCCTACGGTTTCCCAAGAATAGACATTAGCCCTATCTATTAAACTCTGGAAATTTTTACCACCACGCTCCCTTATTAGTTTCTGCACTTCCTCAGAATCAAAGGATAAACCCCTATTACGCATATCCTCTAATTTAGCTAATAGTTTTTTAGGGGGTCTAGGATAAAGTTTTACTATACCACCCCTTAAAGCATTAAGGGCATCAGTCCCTCTTCTATTCCTAACAAACTTACCAGTTTTTTCGTCTAGTTTTAAACCGCCTTTTTTCCCCCTGCCTGTAGCTTTATTAGTTAGCTTGCCAAACTCTTCTTGGAAAAGGGGGTGATCAAAAATTTCTTCTAAGGATGCTTGCTTCTTTCCATTAAATAATATTTGTGCGTGATCGTCTGGAAATACCCTTCTTATCTCTTTTCTAAGTTTATTTACTGAGGAGCCAAACGCGCCAGTGCTACCTTTTCTAGAATGAAGCAAAGTTCTATAAGAGTTTCTTTTGGTTTCCGTTACATCCTTAACATCTATACCATAATGTTTTGCTATTACATCATCAGAATATACCTTTGAGGATTCTATAGACGCAATCTCAGCTTTTGTTTTTGGTCGATTCTTTGGGGCTGGTCCACCATGCGCCGTAACATCCGCTGGTCTTACTCCGAATTCTTCAAGTTCAGAAACTATTTCTGGTATAGGAAGATATTCCTTTTGGCGTAAATACCAAATCCTTTCCCGTAACTCCGGTGTTAATTGCCTCGGAACCTTGCGTGGCATATCAATTCACCAGATCAGGTATTTCCGATATGGAGCTAGACCCTGTTAGAGCCTCCAGTTCTCTTTTTAACTCATCAGTAGATGCAGTCTCCACATGGGAAATTTCTGTTTTGACCTTCTCAGTGGGTTTAAGGCCAGCCCTGTCCAGTATATCCTTTACTGCTCCAAGTCGCACAGACTCGCTTTCAGCGCCTTCTGAAAGGGATTTAAGCTGGGTTAAGGCACCGGGTACGCAATCCATTATCATCTTCTTGGTGCGCTCCTCGATCTGAGTCTCAAACTGATTCTTTAACTCATGGCCCCGTTGCTTGGGGTGGGCATAACCAGCGGTAGACGCAGCTTTAGCGGCATTACCGTGTAGGCAATACTGCTCGATAAATGTTTCTTGTTTAGCTGTTCTCATTGTGGTCCGAATCGCTCCTCATCCAGTTCGTGTAAACCTGAACTAATACTAATTTCTGGATTTGATTGAAAGTATTCAAGAAGTGTTGTTACAGGTTTCATGGCACCAAAGAATGTTTTAACATCCTTATCTTTAATTGCCCCAGAACCTAATAATCCTTTTACTATGTTCCTTCCAACCAAATATCTTGTGCCTTCTCCCTCAAGTCCATGTTGTTTACCCACCCAGTCTAGACCAACATTCAAAACATCCGCTTGCTCGTCAGCGGTTTTATAACCTTGCATAACATTAGAGAAGCCAAGTCCTAACATTTTACCACCTAATGTTGTACCTTGAAATTCTGGATCAGAAAGATCAACACTATATTCAGAATTTAAACCAGCAACTTCTGCTAATAATGCCTCTAAAAGTGGATTTGTTTTATCCTCGTCCATTAGATTAATAGTCCATAATTTCTTTGCGGAAGATCAGGCCCGAACCCATAGCCCATACCCGGACTTTTATTAGCCCGATAACCGGGAGCTGCTCCACGGGAAACCTCGCCCATACGGTATTGAGCATTACTCATTATTCTTCTAGCTTGATCCTTATCCTTTTCTGATGAGTTAGGATCGCCTAATACAGCTTGCGCCATATTAGATATCTTAGCTAATCTTGCTGCTTCTCCCATGATATTATCCGTATTCTAGTTGTATTTTGGATTAGAACTCAAGTTCTTTAATTCTGTCATAAAATTAGCAGCCTTTGTTGGATTTCTATTCCTCCAAAATGCTATCATTTTTAGAAGCCACTTTCTCCGCTCATTATATGCTACGTTGACTTCCGCACCACCTTCTTCTTCCTCACTCTTGAGCGTATAAAAAGGTTTATAAGGATTAAGTTTATCCTGAAGTTTGAAAGCGCCCGAAAGTGCAGCTGGGCCAACAATGCCAAGCAAGCCACCCGCAACCCTCTTTGCAAGCGCCCTGTCATCTTTCAGCCTCGTCCATGGGTCATAAGAAGGTCCGCCCACACCACGAATTTTATCCCAAAACGACTTTTCCTGATTGCCAAAATATAGTTCCATTACATCACCATTGACGGTAACCAGTAGGATTGATTTGATCCTCTAGCTCCCTTTCAGAGTCTCCCTGTCTGGTAGCCGCGACCATAGCGGGAAACCATGTCTTCTTCACGGTCTGCTTTAGAACCTCTTTGGTGTCCGCCTTAATCATACCCTCTATCTGATCTATCATATCTAGATTCTTTTCGGTTCCCTTCAACGTCTTTCTTACAGCCGGGCCTAAACCGGCCATTTCAAGGAGATCATCCCCGTAAATATATTCACCTATATCGATAGTATGGAAAGACTTGCGGAATCCTGATTCTCCAGCTTTTTGGGCCATACCTTCCCATATATCAAACTTATCATAAGACATTATTCTTGATATGCCTGTTTGGGGATTAAGAACGACAACTGCCGGAACACCAGCCAACAGAGGGTCATCAGACTTCTGGGCTGTATGGTAGACAAGGTGGGGGACTCCACCCACATCTACGAATCTTGGGTTTACTCCTCTAGATTGGGATACTATAGCCTTCTGTTTAGCTTTAACCCCACTTGTAGCCCAATATTCCTTGGTGTCCATATACCTGACTATGGTATCCTGATCAAAGACTAAATCATCCAGTTTAGCGTGTTTGGGAGTTCCGGGCTTGTGCCACTTATTCTGACCAAAATCAAATCTCCAGCCAGCCTGTGACCTCGCCCACAAGTCACCTATCATCGAGTAGGTG